CGCCTGCAGCGTGGCCTTTGCGGTCCTGCTCCTGATTTTCGACCATACCTACCAGCGCGTTCATCGCCGGAATGTTTGGCGAACCGTTGGGAAGCACGCCGTCCGATAACAAAAGTTTCATCTTGGCGGGGTCGAGCAAAGCTTCTTTATAAACGCGCGTCGCGCGGGCAGCGTTCCAGTTATTCAGGTATTTGAAGCCTTTCCATGCACCCGCTATAGCCGCCGCGCCCGTCGCCAATGTCGGGCTGTGATGCATCAAGGAATTAACCAGCAGAAGACTACCCGTTGAAATTGGGTGACCTTCTGCACTGGCCGTGCTTGCGAGCTGTCTGTTGTATTCTGTTGGCGAGCCCTGCACGGCATTTTGACGTCCAGCCGACTGCGCGCGCGCAAGATCGTCGGCCACTTCTTGCAGATTTTTGAATTTGTCGCCGAACAGCTGCTTTAGTGCCCCCTCTTTATCGCGAACGTATTTTGCCAGCGCGTCACCGCGGATCGTGCCATCGGCGCTAACGAAACTTTTACTTTCGACGATATTGTCGATCGCTGAACGACGAAGACCTTCTACCGCCCCCGGCGCTCGAGAGAGCTGCGGGAGAATATTTGCCAGCTGGGCTTCGCCATCTGCAGAGTTCAGGATTGCGCCTATTTTGCCCTGCATTCCGCCCGGTGTTTTGATATTTGCGATGTCGCCAAAAACACCGCTATCGAAATCTGCCAGTGTCTTGGTCGCGCGCGCGACGTCGTCGAAGCGTTTTGAAAAATCTGGCGATACTTCGTCAAGAGCTTTTAGCGATGTGCCGAATTTATTCTTCCACGCATCGAGCTGCTGCGGCGTAAGTTGCCCGTCTTTCATGTTTTGGCGCAGGCGGCCCATGGCGATATTCTGCAGATCGGTAACCGCTTCAGGATGGCCCTTGGTTGCCGCAAGCCATGCCGATGTATCCGCAAAGCCATTATCGCCGCCGGGAAAAGCGCTTTTGGCGACGGTGCCCGCTTTTGCCGGGCCTTCGTAGCCATTACTTTCAATGCCGCTTCCGACAGGGTCGCGGCCGTAGACGCGCCCGCGCTCCTTGCGCAAATCTTTACCTTCCCTCAGTTGTTCGGCGAGATGGGCCATGTACTCATCAGTTGATGGTATTCCTTCAGCACCCGGCGCATGTCCAGATCGTGTTTGGCCTGTTGCTCCAGCGTCACCAGAAACCCCGGACGCGCCCATGGTGGTGCCGTCAGCAGTACGCGCGCCAGTATTTGCGCTTTGCTTTCCTTGCATGTGCTCGGCGAGTTGTCGTTTGAGGGCCGCTTCCCATGTAGCATTTGGATCCAGCTTTCCTTCTGCGACGGCAGCTTGCTGCTGTTTGTGAACATTTTCGGCCATGTTTTCGATGTCGGAACCCAATGCGTCTTTCAACGCCCCCAGTTGCCGCTTAACCGTCTTGTTCGGCGCAGCTTCGATGGCACCTGTTATGCTTTTCTCGAACTCGACGATGTCGGAGAATTTAAGGCTTTCAGGATGTTTACCGCCGCGATCCAGAATGTCCTGCACGAGAGGATCATGTTTACCTGAATACATGGGATCTTTACCGCGCAGCTCTTCAGCGGCGGTACGAAAAGTCGGTGTCGGAGCCGACACGCGGCCTTCGGGATCCAACGTATTGTAGATGTCACTAATACGTTTGGCGATCAGCTGGTCGTTGTTTTTTGCGCGCGTTTGAAGGCTTAAACCGCTCGGGGCCACATCGGTCGTATCGGGGATCATTGCATGGTGATTCTCGGCGCTCTGGTGCAGCGCGCGACGAACGCGTGCGAAAATACTTGGCGCGGCCATGGTATCGGCACCGGCTTCGGCGGCACCCTGCATATGCTCATTGCGCGCCACGTTCTGGTCTTTGGCGCGCTGCGCTAGTTCTTCCTTGAAGTTGCGATCGGTAAGCGCCGCTTTCAATTGCGCGCTTTTGATGCCCTCGTCATTCGAGAGTTGTGCCGTGGTCGGCTTGGAGCCGGGCACAATTTCATACTTGCTTTCGTCGGACAGAACGTCGCGCAGCTTGTCGAGATCGGTGGCGTCGTTCTCGGCCATCTTGCGCGCGCCGGGTATTGGATTGGTTACCTTGCGCACGACCGACCGCGCACCTTGCACGCCCGGCACAACGGCTGCGCCGACTAGTGGATCGCCTGTCAATTCCGTGGCCGACTCCGAGGCAGAGCCCAGCGCAGCCCCTTCACCGAATTTTTTTGCCTGCTCCCCCGTAGTCGCCAGCAGCGACGGTTTGGGTGCCGCAGGCGCGCGCGGCGTCCTCGGCAGCGGCGCGACCATGGATATGCCCATGCCAAGACCCGCCCGCCACAACTTCCCTATCGTTGTTTTTGGTTCGTACTCGCCGAGACCCGTCGTGGATCCTATGCCCGGTATGCTGACGCCTTCGGTGAGCGGAGACATTATTTGCGCGCCTGTTGGCGCCTGTTCGATCAGGCTTCGTCGGGATGTGCCGCGCGCTGCTTGGCGTTCGCGCGTGGCCTGCTCGAGCGGTATGCCCTTGCCATACGCATCCGCGCGATCCGATGTGTAGTTTAAGAATTCACGCGTGTTGCCGATCGCGCCCGGTACGCCACCTATGCCCTCAATGACCGCCGAACCGGTGTTTTTCAGAAAACCCGATATATCGCCGTCATCGGACGCGTTATCCAGCAGACGCGGTGGATGCTTTGGCGTCGGCGATGCCGGCGCTGCGTCGCGGCCAAGCGCCAGCGGCCCCGACGTTATAGGCGCGTCTGACTTATGCGATACGCCGCCAATGCTCAGTGGTCCGCTTTCAATAGGTTCGGCCATTATCGCGTCTCTACCAAAATATATTTGCCGTCTTTTTCAGTGACCCTGAATTTCGTCGGACCTGTCAATTTCGTGCCTATGTTGTATTTTTTCTCATCGCCGGGTTCGATTATGTAGATGTGTTTAGGCTTCATTTCATCCTGCGGCGGGGTGGCGCCGCGCACAGCCAGCTCCTGATATGCCTTGTCATAGAAGCTCGGTGCGTCGTGCGCGCGCGACCATATACGATCAAGTTCGGTACGATCCGCGTAGGGCACGCGGCTCAAATTAGGGTTCAGGTAATCAAAGCGCGCGTCCGCGCGATCAACGTCGCCAAAGGCTTGTGCCAATATTTTCTTGTTCGCTTCCGGGGGCTTTGTGCCTTCGACGCTGGCTACTTGGGCCAACGAATGCGCAAGATCGGTGTTGCCCGCGGTGCCGGCGCGATTGGCCGCCTGTTTGGCGATCTCGGCGACAGCGCTCGCGTTCCACTGCGGGCTGTCACCGAGGTTCAAACTTGGAAACACGAAACGAAGCTGCTGTTGAATTTCCGAAGTGATATGCGCGTTCGGATTGGTCTTGAACTGTTCAAGCGCTTCCTTGACCAAATTTAGGCTGACGCGCGTCTTCTGGCGATCATCGTTGTTGGCCCCCTCTGCCTGCGACCATTTCGTATTGTCCGCCATGAACTGATTGCCGCGTTGGGTTTCAGCCCAGCCGGGCATGCGTACGGCGTTGCCGTTCGGGTCCAGCGCCCAACCACGATCCTTCATGTTGGCCGCCGCGCGATCCGCGCGCGCAACCAGTTCTTTGGCCTGCCCGGTGGGGTCGCCTTGCGCAACCATCTGATCGGCGCGTTGGTAGAGTTCGGCGAAATTCTCGTCCTGGTGCAGCGTTTTCAAGTATGCCGGGTCCATAGCTGCCGCAGGCATATCGCGTAGTGCCGGATGCGCTTCCGCCATTGCTGGTGTAATCGCGGGGGCGGGGCTAGGCGTATTGGCGCCGAGTGGCCCCTGCGGCGGGGTTGCGGGCGGCTGGGCGACGTTGCCCGGACCCGTTGCTGGCTGCACGGGCGGGGCTACAGGAGCCCCTGCGGGGGCCGCAGGAGGTGCTGACGGTTGCCCGGCCAACGGTCCAGGCGGCAGGCCGCCCGACGGCGTAGCGCCGCCGTTCGGGCCATTGCTGGGCGCCGCCACGAGGCCCGCCAGATGCGTGATCTGGGCGGCCAACTGTGGATCGGGCGGCTCGCCGCGCGACGTTTTGGCGTTCTGCATCGTGCGCAGCTGGGTGAGCAGCGTCATGTACTGCGCGCGCTGCTGGATATCGAGGCTGCGGGACTGGATAGCCTGGCCCTGCTGCGTCAGGCCCGCCTCCTGTTGCTTGAAACCCATGGACGCATAGGCAGGTGCGGCGGCTGCGATGCCTTCGCCGATCGAACCCAGCAGTTGATGGCTCTTCGATCCCAGCATGTTGCCGAGGAAGGTGAGGCCCGCCACGATCGGGCGCTCGTTGCGGTCGAGCCAATCGCCTTTCTGGACGTCCTTGACGCCGAGCGCAGATGGCGCGGCATATGCGCCGCCGGCGAGCCCGGCGGTAGCGGGATCTCCTGGGCTGGTGCCGCCAGTAGGCGGCGGCGGCCCGTTAGACGCCGTACTGGTGCCGCCCCCGAGACCCGCAGGCGGGGAAGACTGCTTGCCGTACTGGCCACCCGAGATCGCGTAGAGATGGTTCTGCGTCTCGGCAGGGAGATAGTCCCAATAGTTACCGCCGCGCGCTTGCGAAGTTTGCACGGCCTTGTCGACCGCGCCCGATCCAGCGTTGTAGGCAGCTACGGCCTTGTAGGGATCGCCGTATTGGTCGTTGAGATGCTTCAGCCACGTATTGCCGAGCAAACGATTGTAGCCTTCGTCGTTTTTAGCGCGGGTGGGGTCCCACGGTACGCCCGCGAGCTTCGCTGCGTCCGGTCCCGCATTGTAGAGCTGCGAACGTCCGACGGCGCCAACCGATGACGTGACCAGCGTGCCGTCAGGGTTATATTGACGATCGCCACTCTCTTGGTTCCAGTGTCGCGCCGCGACTTTTTCGGACGTGTTGTAGTCGTCGCTGCGTACAGACGTCGGTGCAGGAAGCGGCGGAGCGGGAGCGCCCGGCACGAGGCCAACCGACGACGTAGCTGCGGGCGCGGCTACCGGCGGCTCACGAAGCGCCGCTGCGCGCACATCAGCAGGGTCGTTGGGCTGTAGGGCACGTTCTTCGCCAAGACCGGCGGCGTTGAGCGCGGGTACGAGCCCGTTGCTAGGTCCGTGAGGCGGCATGCTTGACGGACGTCGCGCAATGTCCTCGGGGTCGCGCTTGAACGGCACGACGTTGTCGGGAACCGGTACGAGACCTGCCTTCACGCGGCGCGTTTCAAGCGCGTCGGGGTCCATGATCGGGGGTTCACTGGCAACGAGGCCGCCTTCATCGAAACCCGTGCGCCCACCATTTTTGAACATGCGGCCCAAAGTGCCGCCAAGCGCGCTGCCAGCCATCATGCCCATCGGGCCGCCAAAAGAGCCGAGGCCCATGCCGGCCAGTGAGCCGATGGTGCCGCCCAACCCGCCACTTCCGCCGCCGCCACCTGCGTGACCGCCGCCGCCGCCGCTACCGCCGGGCAGCTTGTTCTCGAGGCCCGCCTGTTCGTTTTTGAGCTTGTTCGGGTCGATCGGATCGAAAGTGTCCTCGGGCAGAATACTATAATCGGCGAACGGCATGCCGCCGCCCGCCGCGCGCTGAATGCGTCCGCCGCGCCGCGCGACGATGCCGATCGCGTCGTCGATCAAGGATGCGTCGGCGGGCATTGCTGCAGCAATATCGACCGGAGCGCCGGTTGTCGCGTCGATCGGCGCGAGCGGCGTCGAACTGACGGTACCCGAAGACGCTGCTGGTGCAGTGCTCGCCGCGCCGGAACCTGTCTGTTTGCCAACCCAGCCTTTGTCGGGATCCCACTTGCCGCCCGTGCCGAGCAAGCCGCCCGTGGCTGGGTCTTTACCCTGCGCGGCTTCGCCGACGAGCGCATCTTTAGCGCCGCTGTAGAGGGACTTGCCCGTCTTGACCGCGCCCGTCACGTCGTTGACGCCGGACATCGCCTGGCGAAGACCGGACGGCTGCGCGTCCGGCAATTTCATCAAGGGCGAACCCTGCAGCGTCTTCGGTGCGCTGCCCGAACTCGCGGGCACGATACCCGCAGCGCCTGGCGTGCCGGTGCCGATATGGCCGGCGCCCGCAGCATTGGGGTACATCGCCTGATGCGCCATGAGGAGCGCCGACAACGTGGAAGGATCGTACGCAAGGCCGCCGCCGGCAAAGCCCTGCCCGGCGTTGTCGTTGGCCACCGCGCCGCCCAGCGCGCGCGTCGCGCGGTCGTAGTCGACGGTCTTGTAGCCGCCTGCAAGTCCGACGGCATCGGGCTTCGTCTTCTCGACATCCTGCGCCGACAGACCGATCTGCGTATGCGGCGAGTTCTTGTAGTTGAAGCGAATGATCTTCAGACCGTCCTTGGTATGGCCGATCGTATGGATGTTCTCCTTGAGCCGCTCATCGGAGAAGAACGGCTGCGGTGCCGTGGTGCTGCCCGTCGTGCTCGAGCCGGAAAGCGCGCCCGTGCCCTCCGCGATGTTCGCAAGGAACTGCGCGACCTGGAACGGGTAGCCCTGCTGTTGCAGGAACTGGTTGTAAGTAGCCGTGTCCTGCGCCTGTCCGGTCTGCTGCTGCACGGTGCCAGCGCCGAGCTGCGCCTGTCCCTGCTGCAGCTGCGCGCCAAGCAGGCCCGTGCCGAGACCGGCGTTCGTGCCCGCGGCCGTATTGCCTTGACTGAAGCGCTGGCCACCGATGCCGAGGTTGGCCTGCGCAGCGCCGAGGCCCTGCGAGTAACCCATCTGGCCGATGTTGCCGTACTGCTGCGACGCGCCGAGGCCCTGGTTGAAGACTTGGCTGCCGAGACCCTGCTGCGCACTGCCGAGGCCCATACCCTGCGAATAGCCTTGGCTGCCAATGCCGAGAAGCTGGTTGGCGCCGCCCTGCAGCGCTGCGCGATTGGCCTGCCCGGCGCCGAGGCCGACGCCTTGCTGCTGCTGGCCTGCCGCGAGGGCCTGCTGGTAATTCTGATTGTAGAGACCCGAGACGATGTTCGAGCGTGCGAGGTTCTGCTGCCCTTGCAGTACGTCCTGCGCGATGCCCGAACGATCGCCGCCGTAGGAACCGGACAGGATCGCGTTCGACGTCAACCCCTGACGCTGCTGCGCCTGTTGCTGGTCGGTATAGCCCAACGTGCTGTTGATCACCGACTGTGTGTACGGCGACATATATTGGCCGATGTTCAGCGCGCCGGGATCGACGGCCTGCGTGCCTGCGAGCGCGAGACCGGTAGCGGCACCATTGTACGGCTGCGCGCCCGCGTAGGCGCCCGCGTAATTCTGCCCGGCACTTGCGTTATAGGGTTGGGTACCCGCGAGACCGCTGTTGAGCGCGCCCGTAGCCGAGGCATTGCCCGCCGTGCCGCCCGCGAGGCCCGAAGCCACCTGTCCCGTAGCCGTGCCGAAATAGGGTTGCGCACCGGCAAGGCCGTTGTTCAGCGCGTTGGTCGCGGCACCGTAATATGGCGTTGCGGTGCCTGCGGCGCCGGTAATGTTGCCGATGCCGCCTTGCTGGGTCGCGTTGACCGGGGAGACGAATTCACCGCCGTATGGCGTGAAGGGCGCGCCAGCTGCCGTTTCCGCACGGGCGTTAACCGCGTTGTAACGCGCCAGCACTTCCGGCGGAATCGTGGTCGTCGATTGCTGGGTAGTCGTGCCGCCGCCGCCGCCGCCCTTGGAGCCGCCAAAACAGATATTACGGCACGCAACTGCGGGCGCGTCATCGGGGATCAGCCAATTTTCGAGCGGGAGGCCGTCGTTCCAAATTGTTTTGCGCGGCCACATATCGAACAATTACGTCTCCGTATTATTCCCCTTAACCGCTCCACCGGTTCGGGCGCCCCATAAAAAGTATGCGCCTGCCGGCTCTCCGAGGAGACGCCGATAAGCCCGAACCTTGGCCTCGGTCCGGTGGTTGCTCAAGACGCCGATGCCGAGGGGCAGATCGAGCCCCACCGCCGCCATCTTGCTGAATTCGACAAGGCGCGAGAAACGTCCGCCCTTGGCGTCGCGGTGGTCAGGATGGACGAAAATGCCCCTTTCTTCAAGGGTTAGCTCATCAGTGTACCATGGACTGCTGATGCGCAGCAGCACGGCCCCCTCCAAGGTGCCGCCCGGAGGACCTATGACACCCATGATGCCATGGTCGAGGCTCAAAGCCTCATAGACATCGTGAAGCATCTTTTGCGGGCTGGGAGTCGTAAAGCCATTCTCTTCCGAGCCCAGCAGGGCAAGGCGCATAACACCGTCGACGTCGGCCACGGTGCCGGTGCGTACGACCACGGTGGGTGGGGGCAGGATGATCTGGTCAGACATGGAAAGCCAAGTGAAGGTGCGACGGTGGCACGTGAGTACCTTTTCGCAGGTTATCAATGGCAGGCAGCACCTGCAAATTCCACGGAACATGCAACCCGTTAAATGTACCACCTTGGAGCGGATGAATGTGATCGACGTGATGCACAACACCAGTCTGCGTGTTCAACGCCTCGGCGACGTCGTAATGTTCCTGTATCTGCGCAAGATGGATCGCGGTCAGCCATGCGGGGGTAGCGGACACTTGTGCGGCTTTTCTTTTCGCGGCGATCGCGCGTTTAACAGGTCTATTATCATTTACCCATTTACGCATGTTTGCGGCAGCGCGAGCGGGGTCGCGTTCATACGCTGCGCGTGACAGGGCAAGTTTGCGTGCAGGATTTTTGGCGTTCCAATTTGCAACAGCTATCCTGTTTGCTTCGGGATTTTTCTCGCGCCACTTTTGTGTAGCGGCGCGGTGGCGCGCGCGATTAGCGGCGCGCCATTTGGCCGCTTTTAAGCGATCACAGGCCTTGCAATAGTAGTAGCGGCCATCTTTAGAACGGACGCGAATAGCAAAATCGCCAATAGGTTTTGCGACTTTGCAGGCGGCACATGTTTTAACTTCCATCGTCAGTCCTTTTTTGGGCCGGGAAGTTTGCTGAGTGTCTTGATGGTCGACATACGGAACTGTTTTACAAACTCGTCCAGAATGCGGTGTCCGTCATCGAGGGAACCTTTACCTAGCCAACGTACATCGTCAGGGTGAATTACGTGCTCACCGCCAGCGGCAACAATAGGCACGCCCGGGGCATGTTGCAGTGCGCCGCCATTAGCTTTATGCGGCGAGGGCACCCCATAGGGGAGACCTGTTTCATGGTACGGTGTGCCGTCGGTACGTGAAGGTTGACTAAACATGTTTTTAGCAATCTTGAACCCGGCCATTGTATTGCCTTCGCCAAGAGCGCTGACGATATCAGCGGGTAGCACATAAGCTCCAGAAGGAACTTCCATAGGCAGGTGATCAGTTCTTCCAGCGACCGAGCTGTGGATCGGGCCGGTGTGCATGTGAGTGACAGAGCCACCCTCGGCGCGCGCGGTACGTTTCAAAAGCTGAACGGGTGCGATCGCATGTCCGCGCATCAATTCCTCGAGTAGAAAAGCGTCACTTTTTGGCCCGCGCCCGGTTTATACACCAAACCGGCGGTAAAGACCATATTGAGCGGGATGTAGCCCAAACTGGCGGGCACGACATAAATCGCATTGCCGGCGGCCGCAGCAGCCAAACTCGATGCGTCGTACAAGGTGCCTACAGCACCGGCAGTGCCGACGGAAATACCTGTCACGCGCATGAAGCCCGTCTGCACGAGAGTATCGACCGAGAGCTGTCCGCTGCTGTTCGCGGGAACTTGGTGATTGAACGCCAAAGCCACGCCGTTGATGGCGTTTACCGCTCCCTTGAGCGACGTCAGGATGTCGTCGAGACTAGCCATTATAGAAAGCGCCCATCGGGCGAATAGCGATAGCGCATCGCACCCAAGCGCCAGAAAGTGCCGGCGTCGATGTTCTGAAACCCGATTGACACCAACCGGCCCCTGAAGCGCGGCGTGACGAAGGTTACGGCTTGCGACAATGTAAAGGGGCCGTACTGGCGCGGTGTCTGGCCAGGATACTCCGCAACGTAAAATGTGAGCAGCACCTGAGCGTTCGGCGAGCTGCCGTACTGGCCCCACTTCATGTCGGGCCAGAACTGATCGACGAAAGTCAGGAAATCACCGTCGCTCATCGTGAAATAGCCAGTCTGGAAACTGGCCCTCAGCGGCTGGCCATCGGCGTCGTTCGATATCTCGTGCTGCTGGAGCAATTTGGACGTGTCGGCGCCGATTGGTTGCCCGAGCACGGACTGATCGATCCAGGCCGTGCGCCCGAGCAGCCCGTAGTCCCACACGTTCATGTTGACGGTGTACTTCACGTAGCTGTCGACTTCGCCGCCGCCGTTCTGACTTGGATAGTACCAGACGACTTCGTTGAAGCTCGAATTCACCGCGCATCGGATTTTGCGCAGATTGTTTCTATCGAGGTTCTGGAAAACTACGTCCCAGACGGAACATTCCATGATCTGAACACCGCTGCCGCTCAGCATGAAAAACTGCTCGATGCCCATCCAATAAGTAACGCCTGCCAGCGTGCCGCGTGCCTTTCTGGCGATCAAGCCACAGTTTTTGCCGATTTCGTTGAAACCATAAACCGAGCCGTTAGGATCGCCGACACCGATGTACTGCATCGCCCATAGCCCGACATCGGTCCAGATCAAGCCTTGCTGGTTGGCCTGAAGGCCGCCCACGATGAGCGATCCGCGCGTCAAACGATAACTGCCCGCCTGATTGACGGGTGACGCAATCCAGCTGAAGAAATTGTTGACGTCGCACCACCGTACGAGCAATGGATCTTGCACGCCGTTCGCGGTGGCGCCCAACGCGATGATCTGGCGTTGTGGCATGGCTACGAAGAAGTCGGTACTCGCGATCGGCCCCGCGGAGATCGCCAAAGCGTTCGACGTATTGGCCTGCGGCGACCAGTAGAAGAGCGGGCCGCCTATGTAGCTTGTACCGTCGGGGGATCCGAACTGCGTGTCGGTTGGAAGCGAGATCAGGATCTCGCCCCAGTTGTCGAGAACCCAGTCTAGCGACGATATGTTCGCGCCAGCCTGTGCTGCGGGAGCGACACCTGTACCGAAACCGCCGCGCCCGAAACCGCCTATGCCAAAACCAGTGCCCTGAGGGAGCGGTCCGAAACCCAGATAGTAATTATAGCGCGCCAGGCCGCCGTTGATCGATACCGCAGCGTTGGCGTTAGCCGCGTTGGGTGCGAAAATCGTGAATGTGTTGGCGTCGACGATCGTTTGCACGAGGGTGTTACCAAGAAGTGTGACGCCGCCGACAGCAGTGCGTATCAGAATCGGATAGGTACGGCCCACACTGTAGCCGTGATTGTTAAGCACCACGGTTACGACTTGTGAGCCGCTCGTCGTCGTGTAAGTCGCGACGGCACCGCCATTCGTAATTGCGGCTGTCGGAACAACAGGATTGCCGAGCTGGTCGATGAGTACGATCTGATAGGTGTCGGGACTGACGGCGAGCGCGGGATAAAAACCGAATATCACGACACCGCCGACGCTGATGTGCGCCGGTATGAATACACTATCGTAGACCGTGATGTTGCTTCCGACATCCTTGATCGTAACGACGTTCGTGCCAAGGGTCGTAGTCACCTGAACCGCGACATTGTCCTGCAGCACGTGCGGGGTAATATCGCGAGCGGTGCCACTGATGGCGTAGAGAAACGACCCTTCGCTGAGTGTCGGCTCGGTGCCGACGGCGAGATATTTGTTCTTGTTGGTATCTTGCCATGCCCAAAGCGCGCGCGCGATTGCCGGCATGGCGGTGGCAAAAAAGCGTGCCCAACCGCCGAGTTTTTGTACGAGCGCTATGCCGCCCTCGTCGCGACGAAAACGGACGAGCTGACTGAAAGATATGCCGGCTTCGTTCAACGCTTCGGTGCGCGTGACATCGATGCCCGGACGTAAACGCAACGTATGGTGCGGCACGGGCTAACCTCGCGAGGGCGTCGCGGCGACCGCAGGCGACATCGAAGTCCAACCAGACGAGGTAAACTTCTTCCTGGCTTCCTCGATTTGCGCGGGTTTCAGCAACGCCTGGTACTGGCTCTCGTAACTCACGGCCATGGCGGGGTCGCCGCTTTGCGCGCCAAAGGATCGTTGGTAGCCCGATCCGTAAACCATCGAGGCCATCATGAAGTGCGACGGCAGGTACGTGCCGATAAAGGTCGTCGCGTTCGTTGCCGAGAGCGATAACGGACGTGTCGTGCCCACGAGTTCTACGCTATAGGCCAGATCGGGCCACGGCCCAAGCGCGAGTGTATTCTGGTTCACCATGGCGCACTTCTTGGGTACTCCCGCGCCGACCGAATTCGGCCACTCTAAATTCAGGTACTCCTTCGTAACCATGAGGCATGGGTTGCGCGTCGCGATGTTCGGATCGGCGGTGCCCGCTGGCGTCAGGATATTGACGTTCTGCAGCGTGATGAAGGTCGCGAGGGGGAAGGTAAGCGCGCGGCTACCGGGAGCCACGGCAGCGATCGCGCTGCTGACGGTCGACAGGAAGTCGACATCCTGACAGAGCCGCAGCTCTGCATAGTCGATGATCGACGGCAAAAGCGCCTGAAAATTGACATCGGTACTGTCGACGACAAGCAGCCTCGACAGCGCGTCAGTGTATGAGCTGAACGTATATCCGACGACCATACCGGCTACCTTGCCATAAAAAGAGGCGGCGGGATAGCCGGTAGCGCACTAGCCCTTTTTGGCGCCGCGGCGGATCTTGCGGTTAGCGATCGCTGGCAGCCCCATGGCGGGTGCGGGCGACACGGACAACGCGGCGCGGGCCGCATTGACCTGCGGATCGCCCTGCTGGCGGATCGCGGCGATCGTGCCGGCAGCCTGTTCGTAGGGCAGCTTGGCGACCGCGAACAAGATCAGGTTCACGATGGAAACGGGCAGCTTGAGGATGACCTCGACCGCGTTGATCGGGTCTTCCTGCGGGGCTTGGGCTTGATCGGTCAAAAGTCTCTCCTCATTGGTCACCCGGATTGGGCCTCTGAAGTATATGCTAAGTGGGCCATTTCGGTCAATCTGCGCGCCTATTTCGGTGTGGGGGCCGCCTTCTCGAACTGGATCAGCGCGTCGTCCTTGGCCTTGCAGTCGAGAGCGAT